TTGACAGCCTGCTGCAGCGTCGCGGCATTGAGGAGGGCAGCGATGTCCGCCTCGACCTTGCGAGCGAGGCCGCGCCGGAGCTTCGTCTCGATGAGGCCGCGGATATACGAGGCGTCGGCGAGCGCCTGTCGAGTGATCTGCGACCAGTGCGCGATGGTGTCGAGGCTAGCCGACTTCGGGACCGACGTGATGACGGCCTCTGGCTTGTCCGTCCCTTCCGGGACGAGCGCAGCGACCGGGTCCGGGCCAGTCTCGACCCACTCGACTGCGCCTGTGCTGACCGGGACGCGGGTACAGGCGTTGACGAGCGGCATCGGCAGGACGGGCGGCTCGTTCGACCAGACATAGGGTTGGATGGCAGCGCCGAGCGTCGTCGTCGTGATCAGCGCGCGCGTCTCGAGGCCCAGGAAGTCGGGGACCTCGACGGGCGACATCTGACCGCGACCTTGATACGACCGGAAACCGGTCGACTCGACTACGAGCTGACCCGGCGAGCGCATCTCGACAGGCCCACCTGGGCGGTTCGGCTGGCGCGCGCCGTCAGCTGCACGCTCGGACTCGATCCGGCTCGAGAGCTCGGCGAAAGCGCGCTGGCTCTGCGTCTGCGCTTCGTGCTCCGTGAGAAGGCCGTCGATGGTGACGCATCGCTCCTGCAGTCGAGCGATCTCCGACCGCTCGGACTCCTCGAGGTCGCGGTCGGCGGCAGCTGCGCGGTCGCGCAGGCCTGTCATCACGCCTGTCAGCGACGTTCGCTCATCGAGCAGGCGGTCCAGATAGGTAGGCACAGGAAGAACCTCCGGGGACGTTGGCTATCGATCAACGTCGCGGTGTCTCAGCGAGTGCCATCCTGCGATGACGAGCGAGCGCGGGTTTACGCGGTGCTTCGTCGCTGCCGGAGCGAGTCCTGAGCCGGGCGCGGCTACAGCGCGAGTCTACGGGTGGCGTCCACCTCGGAACCTGAGGTCTGGCAGCGGTCGCCTGTCGATAGCTGGCGCCGGATGCTCGGCCAGCCACTGCTCGAGCTCGTCGCGCGTCAGGCCGGGTGCGGGTGCTCGCGTCTCGAGGACGCGCGCCCCGTCGTATGCGCCCAGAGGGAGGATGTTGACCTCGAGGAGCTCGGCCTCTGCGACCTCGCGCGCGCCGTCTGCGCCGCGCCCGGCTCGGATCGCGCGGAAGCCGACCGAGAAGGCGTCGAGCAGCCCTTCGGCGACCTCGTTGAGGGCAGCGTCCCCGGCTGGCGTCTTGCCGACTCGCCACTCTGCCCAGAGGCCGTCGGGATGGCGAGCATCGAAGGACATCGCTCGAGCGATGGCGGTCGCATGGTCATGCTCGCGCGACGACGGCGCGCGGAAGAGCTTGATGCGGTCGCCCTTCGCCTTGACCGAGCGCGTCAGCGAGCCGGGCAGGAATCGCTCGCCTTTCGGGTCGGGGACGAGGTACGACGTCTCGTTGTACGGCATGACGATGCCCGAGATCACGCGCTCGTCGACGACGAGGTTGCGGCACTCGTAGACGATGACCGACGTCGATTCGCTCATGCGACCAGCTCCTCCTGTGTCGTCTGCGGCGCAGCGTCGCCGAGCGGCGGCAGGTCCTCGAGGCCGCGAGCTTCGTCCGGTGTATAGATGCCAGCGTCGACCATCGTCTGCAGGAACGTCGCGCGCGTCATCGAGTCGCCGCGCTGCAGCCCCTCGAGCGCGATCTTGAGCGAGACGCCGCGCGGGAATTGAGCATCGCAGACGGCCTCGATGCGACTGGACCAGGGCAGATAGGTGAACGTCACGAGGTCGCGTCTGCGGCCCTCGAGGTTGGCATAGGTCGAATTGTCACCGGGCGCGCCGATCATGTAGCCGGGTACGCCGAAGGCGTTCGCGAGCTCGTTGAGGTTGGCGGCGATGACGTCCGTGAGGGTCGCGTCGGTCGGCGACCATGTCAGCGGCTGGTAATCCGTGACGCTATTGAGGACGGCCGTCCGGCGGTCCGGCCCGCCGTGCTTGCCGTCCCACTTTGAGGTATCCGGACGGCACGCCTGAGTAGAACACGCTCGAGGCGTAGTCCTTGACGGTCAGCGTGTAGCCGAGCTCGGCAGCGAATCTCGTGAACGCGCCTGAGCCACGCCCGTTGACGATAGGCCCTGGGCCGCGGAGGTGGAGGAGCTCGTCAGCCGGGAGACGTCGGTCGCCGACCATGTACGCGCGCTCGCGAATGTCCCAAGCGTCGGGCGGGATGAGGCCCATCGGCGGCTTCGGCGCACCGGCTGCGTCGCGGTTCGGCGCCCAGATAAGGCCGTCGCCCCACCAGAGCGCGTCTGTCAGCCAGGACGACCAGAAGTCGACGTGCGACAGGCGGACGTCTGGCAGCGCCTCCGGATCGACGACCCGGCCATCGAGTCGAAGCGCCTGCGGGTCCGTCAGCCAGTCGGGCGAATCGAGCTCCTCGCGACCTCGATACACCTTCCACGGAACGGCTGCGAGCTCGTCGACGATGATGCTCGTGCAGCGCGCGACAGCGGGGATGTTCGCCCAATTCGCCCACGGATACGCGCCCGGGATAGGGTTCCCGAACGGCCCCTGTATGCCTGTCCCCTCTTTCCACCATAGCTGCGGCTGCTCGACTGCCCAGCCGTCGGGGCTATTGAGGATGACGTCCTTGCCGTCGGTCGCGGTCAGGACCTGCGACGAGATCCGGCGAAGCTCTGCGACGAGATTCACTCGCGCTCGCGCGCCTTCGCTGTCTTCGCGGGCGGTGCCTCGAATCCGCCGAGCGCGACCGGCTCGCCAGTGACGACGCCGCTGACCTCTTCGCCTTCGATGGGCCGCGGGCCGACGATGCGAAGTCTCCGGCCAGAGCCGACGACGCGACCGCTGCCAGTGATCCGGCGGCGGAACCTGCCTGAGGACGTGCGCGGCGGAAGTGCCATGACGAAGACCTCCTCAAGGGGACCGGGACCGACGCGGGCAGTCTACGGCCGACCGTCTACGCCACTCGGACCCATCGCTGCTTCGGGCCGGTCGGCATCTTCGGCGCATCGAACATGGTCGGGTGTGCGGCTGACCGCTCTTCGCCGTTCCAGGCGTGCGAATCGCGCAGCCCGTCGCGCGCGAACCCGGACGCGAGCAGCGACGTCCCCGGCTCGTCCTCGAGGGTGTAGGTGATCACGCGAAGGTAGCCCATCGCGAAGGCGGCTCGGCAGGCTGCGCCGTAGAGGCGGCTGCAGGCGTTGCGGTCGCCCTCGGTCGTCAGCCGCCGGAGCTCGAGCGTCCGCCCGTCATCGAGGCGGCGTGAGACGGGCGTCCCGGCGATGACGACGCCGACGAGGACGCCGTCACGCTCGAGGCCGATCGAGAACCGGTGTCCGTTCGGCGGCTCGTTGTGACGATGATGCTCGGCGACGTAGCGGCGAGCCTGGGCCAGCGTCAGCGGGACGATGTCTGTCGGCACTCAGCTGCCTGCCTCGAGGCGGCGGAGGTTCGCGAGCATCGCAGCCGACGGCGTCCGGCCGGCTCGGAGGTCGTGATACGCCTCGATGACCTCAGCGCCGCAGACGGCATGGAGCGGGACAGGTCCGGCCCTGCTATCGGGTGGCGCGAGGAGTGTCGCAGTCGGCGCGCCGCACCAGCGACAGGGCTGCTCGGGCCGGTCCCCGAAGATGTCCATCGAGCCAGCGAGCGTCGGCATCGTCAGAAGACCGCTGGCTCTTCGGCGACGATGCCCGCCCCGGCGACGTCCTCGACTACCCAGGCGCAGGCTCGAGCGAGGTCGCTGCGCGGGCCGTGCCCCCAGATAGCGAGGCCAGCCGAGCCGCGCGTCACGCGCAGCGCGGTCAGCTGCGAGCGGAGGTCCTCGCTGCCGTCGTTGACGAGCTCGCCCGAGGCGGCGAGCTCCCGGATGCGGGCGAGGCCTGCTCGCGTCTTCGCCGGGGCGGCGACGTCCTTCGTCGCGCCGATGGCCTCGAGTCCCGGATCGCGCGACAGCGTCGGGCCGACGATGACCCGACTTCCCTCGAACCGCTCGGCCATGACCGCCGCCCACTCGAGCGCCTCGACCCGCTGCCCGAACGCGCGGCCCCAGACGATGACCCGGCCCGACGCGATCCGGCCGCAGCACGCGACCGACGCGCCGCGCCCGTACCAGTCCTCGACGCCGATGGCGACCGGCGCGAGCGGGTCGCCTGTCAGGTCGACGAGGTCGCGCCAGCGCGCATCGTCCACCAGCGACTCGACCCGCTCGTCAGCGAGCGGCGTATAGCGGTCCGGCCAGATGTCGAGCCACTGGCTGCGGAACGCCTCGACCGGGTCCGGCTCGTCCGGGTCCTCGCTCTTCCCGGCGAGC